AAAAGTATATCAACCAGCCAACCGTGTAATGCTGCGCAGTATTGCGCTGAAATGGTATGCTTGAGAAAAAGAGAGCGAGAAAACAAGGGCAGTCTTGAGTTTAAATTTTGGAACAAATCACAAAAGGAAGAGTACCAAACCCAAATAAGGCTAGCCTCTAAGCTTATTAAAAAATATGGAGAAAAGCCCTTAGTGTCTTATCTTAATAGCCCAAGTGGTAAAAACGTTTACTCCTTGGGTTTTTTACATAAGTCTAAAAAGTTTGTTTTAATAACAGACTTTGTAGAAAAGGGCGTGGCTAAAAGGTCTGAAGAACTTAAAATAGAAGAGAAAAAGCCCAAAAGGATTATTGAAGTATCTGAAAATGTAGAGTATAAACCAAAGAAAAACAACAAAAAGAAAACACTATTATCTAGACTTAGGGAAACTGATGGCAAAAAAGAAAACACCTGAATATTTGAAAAATCATATAAAAGAATATGGAAACATAATCAAGACCGGGACAGAGGTTCTGAAAGAAAAAAGCGATTACAAAGTTATTTCTATCAGTCCCGCGATTGATATAGCGCTAGGAGGCGGCGTTAGAGAGGGTTGCTGGGTAACACTTACAGGCGATCCTAAAAGCGGAAAGACGACAACAGCCATGCAAATTGCAGCAAATTGCCAAAAAGAGGGTAGACCAATTATTTACTTGGATGCGGAAGGTAGGCTTAAAGATATGAACTTTCAAGTAGATGGTTTCGATCCTGAAAAAATTGAAGTTATCGGACCAGAAGACAAGCCGCTTCCGGCAGAAGATATGCTTGATATCGCATATAAACTTATGAGCCATCCAGATTATCAAGGTGCTGTTCTCATTATTGACTCTATCTCCTCTTTGATTCCCGCTAAAGAATTAGAAGGAGACTTTACTCCGGGTCGCGCTGGACTACCAAAAATTCTATCCATCTTTACAAAAAAGATCGGACAGCTTTTGCCTCGTCAAAGAGGTCTTGTTATTGCAATAACCCACTACATTGCAAACACGGGAGGTTTTGGAAAAGCAAAGCTTTCGGATGGCGGTAATAAGATTCAGTATCAGGCAGATACTAGAATGGAGATTGCTGGAGGTGGTGAAAAAACTCCTGCAATAAAACCTTGGGAAGACGCTGGTAAAAACAGGATTGGTCAAGTTGTAAATTGGAAAATTATTTGTTCATCAATGGGACCGCCGGGAGGACAAGTTCAAAGCTACATCAGGTATGGTCATGGTATCGACAGAACGCAAGAGATACTCGAATTATCTTTGGACTTAGGTTTTGTAGATAGGTCTGGCGCTTGGTTTTCCTGCGAGTCTCTTTGGGAAGGAAAGCTTCAAGGACAAGACAAAGTTTACAACTTTCTAAAAGAAAAACCTGAACACGTAGATAGCCTAGAGTCGATGATAAAAGAGGCGTTAGCTTGAAAGTGATAGGCTTAGATGCTCGCGAGTATACTTGGAATCCTAAAACGGGTGGCGGCAAGAGATCTAAATTACACCAAAAAGCAAAGGCGGTTCTTGACTCTTGCTTTCCTTATGATAGAATACTAGAGGAAGTTAGCTTACCCGGAACAAAAACAATAAGAAGTAAATGTCTTCGTGCAGATTTTTACATACCTAACAGAAATCTAATTGTAGAGGTTCATGGTGAACAACACTTTCGATTTAATGCTTTTCATTTTGATACTAAGCTGGCCTTTTTTAAAGCGCAGGCAAGAGATAGAAGCAAGGCAGAATGGTGCAAGCTAAATGAAATAAGACTAGTGCAGTTAAATTACAACGAGACAGAAGAAGAATGGAAGAATAAAATATGACAGCATTTGTTAATCATGATAATAAAATAATATTTGTGCATACCCCCAAAACTGGCGGCACTTCTATAACAGATTGTATGGTAGGACTTAGCAATCTTCAACAGGCAGAAATTCTTTTTGGAATACCCACTAAAAATGTATATTATTGGGACGACGACGAAGGACACGCGACATGTAAACAGTTAAGAGATAAATTCAAAGATTATGATGACTATACCAGCTTTGCAGTGATGAGAGAGCCATATAATTGGCTAGTTTCCATGTATGAGTTTAAAAACAAAAAAAAGGCAACTACTTTTAGCTGGTTTATAAATAACTTCTATGAAGCAGGAGAGTGTTTGCAATCTCACTGGTTTACTAATGATGGCAAAATTGATGTTAATTTAGTTATTGATTTTGAAAATTTACTAGATGGACTTCAGAAAAACTTTGAATTAACTAGTCCATTAAGAAAGATTAATGTAAATAACTATAAAAAGAATTATCATTATGAGTCTAAAGAAGTAATAAAAAAAGCAACTCAGCTATTGCAACCAGACTTAAATATGTATGAACAACTATTTGGAAAGAGGTGGCAGCCTTGTTGAATGGACAGCAAAAGCTAGAAGAATTTTTACAGGCAGTAGAAGATTGGAAAAGTTCTAAATACTTAGCGGAAGTAGAAGCGCCAGAAGAAGCTTCTATAGCTCTTAATGCTGACTCAGATACAATAAAGTCTTGGACAGCAGAAACGTGCAATATGTACGCTTTCAAGCTTTATGCTTATGCAGAATATATAGAGACGGCAAAAGCTAAAGAAAAAAATACTTTAGAGTGGGCAGAATCCTCTATTTGGTTTATAATAGGTAGCATTATGAATCAATACGGAGGACAATACTCTAAATGGCAAGAGAAGTATTACTCTGCAATAAAAGAAAACCCTCTTGCTGCCGAGATATTAAAGATTAAAAACCATGCAGAAGCTAGAGTAAGAACACTAGAAGGCAAAAACAGTAGAGTAATTAAGATGGCAGAAATATTAACAAATATGGCTAGGAGAAAATGATGAGTGAAGATTTAGTGCAAAAGATGTTGCAACTTCTTACGTCTGAACAAAAGCAAGAGTTGGCAGCTAGCCTCTTAGCGGAAGACAAGCCAAAAGAAGCCAAGCCCCCAGAAAGTGTAAACAGGGACGTTGATGATTTTACAATGACAAGAGATAAACCTGAGCCAAGCTCTACGCAAGTAGAAGTAAAACAAAGAGTGAATCTTTTTACAGACGATGGAACTGAACATAAAGACGAGCAAAATAAAACACCAGAAGTAGCGCCAACAGAAAGAAAAAGAAAGCCCGTTAAGATGGTTTCTCAATTATGCTCTGCCTGCAATAGTACCTTTGAAGTTCATCCTACCCATAAAAGAGAAAACTTTATTTGCGATAAGTGTTTGAGGTCAAGGTCGGTATAGATGAAAAATAATCTTGAAGATCTAGCATCAGAAAGAGCCGTACTCGCGGCTCTTTGTCAATATGGTTTAGATTGCTATTTGGAAATAGACTTTGTAGATGCGGATCATTTTACAGACGATATGAACCAGCTTTTGTTTCATTGTGTGCATAAGTCTGTTTCAGAAAATTCCAAAGTAGAATTAGCGTCTATATTATCTGCTGCAAATAGCTTAGGGGTACATGAGTCTTTAAATAATAAACAAGAGATATCGTTTATACGATCTTTGTTTAATTTTCCTATACATAAAGAAAATGCAAAATCCCACGCCATAAAAATAGCCAAGCTAAAACTCGCAAGAGACTTAAAGAAAACACTAAAGGCTTGCGAAAAAGATTTAGATTCTACTAATGGCGATGAAGATGTTATGGATCTTATTTCCAAAGTAGAAGCACCAATTCTTGACGCTACCGCCGACATATATCAATCATCTAACAAAAAAACCGAGATTATTGGTGAAGATATTGATGATTATATTGAGTTTCTTTCTGAGAATGTTTCTGATAACGTTGGCATACCCACGGGCTTTCCTAGATATGACGCTGCTATTGGCGGTGGTCTAAGAAGAAAGTGTGTTGATCTTGTTGCGGCACGTCCAAAAGTTGGTAAATCCATGTTTGGTGATGCTGTGGCTATGAATGTTTCTAACTTAGGCATACCCGTTCTGATGCTAGATACAGAGATGAGCAAAGAAGATCATCTAAATAGAATGCTTGCAAACCTTAGTGGCGTAGACATTAACAAGATTTCTACTGGTAAATTCACAGAAAATCCATTAGAAAAAGAAAAGGTAGAAAAAGCAGCAGACAAGCTAAAAGAAATACCTTATCATTACATAAGTATTGCTGGACAATCTTTTGAAAATATTTTGGCTATCATGCGCAAATGGATCTATCAACATGTAGGATTTGATGAGGCTGGCGTTACAAATGATTGCTTGATTGTTTATGACTATCTAAAGCTGATGGGTTCTGAAGGTATAAGTAGCTCCATGCAAGAATACCAAGTGCTTGGCTTTCAGATTACTCAGCTACACAACTTTATGGTTAAGTATGATGTACCCTGCTTGAGCTTTGTGCAGCTAAATAGGGATGGTATAACCAAAGAGTCAACAGATGTAGTATCAGGCTCGGACAGGCTTATATGGCTTTGTACAAGTTTCTCTATCTTCAAAATGAAATCAGAAGAAGAAATAGCGGAAGACAAAGTGGAAAATGGAAACAGAAAACTTGTTCCTGTTGTTTCAAGACACGGGGAAGGTTTAGATGATGGCGACTATGTTAGTATGAAAATGTTTGGTAAAATAGGAAGACTCGAAGAAGGAATGACCAGAAATGAGCTTCATAATAGCGCGAGATCAAGAGAAGAAGGTTTTGAAATAAATGAAGAGATTGACTCAGAATCAGATATTGACAGTATGTGAAAAGCTTTCGGAAGATATTCCGTCGCTTTTAGAATATTTTGAAATAGAAAGCATAGAGTATCCTAATAGGCACTCTTTCCCATGTCCAATTCACGGCGGCGATAGCGCAGAGGGCTGTAGTATCTTTACAGATGGAGATACAGCCACAGGAAACTGGAGATGCTGGACCAATCAATGCGAGCAAGACTATCAAAGCAATATATTTGGATTTGTTAGAGGCGTGCTGTCGTACAGAGAGGGTAGAGACTTACCATTAAATACTGTATATGATTTTTGTTTAGACTTTCTAAAGCTAGATCCAAGCCAAATAGAAGTTAAAACAGACGCTAAAAAAGAAGTAAAGTTGCTAGAGATATTTGACAGAAAGATAGAAAGACAAATACCCAACATATCTAGAGAACAAATACAATCTACAATCAACATACCGGCAGAGTATTACGTTGGAAGAGGCTACAGCGAAGAAACCTTAAAAACTT